TTTTGCACGCCTGTGGTGGTAGGTATTGCCGCGCTTGACAGCGTACTAATTACGCCTTTATTTATGTCTAAATATTTTATAGTCAATATAGCGCCCTCAGATGTAGGGTATAAAATGCCTATAGTCCTTTTAAAATTAGAGTAAATTCTCGGCTCAATCCACTTTGTTAATGCCGTGTTTAGTCCTGTAGTGCTTAATACATGATTGTATAAGTTAGCACCGCCAGAACTATATATCTGTTTTTGGGCATATATTGCAAAATAGCTATTTGCTGAGTCAGAACTTGGGGCGGTAAATCCTGTCCAACTTTGAAAATATCTTAGTTTAAATTCTACAGATACAAGGCCATTCTTTTCGAGGTATTCTGTGAGTATCTGGCTAACATCCAAAAACAAAGTACCGTCATCTTTTGGGCTATATTTAAAGGTAGTCGCTATTAAATTGGCCGTATTATCTGCATTCCTAATTATAATATTGATCTTAAAATTAGGCTGTGCTTGGTCTGTAGTGGTTAGAATAAAAGGTATCTGAGAGCGTGACGCGTTGGCGTTGCTTGTTACTCCGTCAATGGTTCTGATAGGTTCGCTTGTTATAGTTAGTGCCATTATCTCCGCTTTACTTTTAAACCATTTGTGAAATCTATGCGCATTTTCTGGCCCATCTCCTTCATTAATTTAGTCCTACTTTCCTTTATTGCCTGGCTAATGCTGATTCCTTTTCTACCTTGCTTTATTGAGGTGCCGTTTTTTACAATACTTTTGCCTATTGCAAAGGCTAGCTGCTTGATTGTCTGCTTTGGATTTGGCTGTATGTTTGGTTTAGCGCTAATCCATTGGATTAAAGCATTAATAAACTTAGTACCTATAGATTTAGGCTGTGAGCCTACGCCTGTTTGTAAATATTGGAGGTACTTTGGCCCTCTTAGTTCAGCCTCTAGCTTTTGATTTGCCACTACTCTGAGGCTATTCGCCGCGTAGCCTGTAGCGTTTAGCCCTTTGCTTTTAATCTGTGCTATTAAATTGTCCTTAACATCGTTTAAGAACTCTCTATATTCGTTATTGAAATTAAGCGCATTCAAAGGTGTCGCGGAATATAGGTAAAACAAATGACAGCTTCCAACCAGAAAGCACCTCGCTAGTTATGTTTATGGATTCAATCGCCTCTAGTTCGTAGCCGTCTATAAATGAGCTTAGAGCAATGATATTAGAGGAGTTTAGCTTGTCGATCATTCCATCAACTTTAGGTTTTAGATCGTCTAATATTACGTCGATTTGTGTTGCTGTGTCGTCTGTTCCTGTGCTTAATTTTAAGTAGTAAACTTCGACGCTGTACTCCATTAATACGTTGTTGGTCTGGGAATAGGTAATATTATCAACCGTTGGTAGGTTAGCATACACACCTACGCCCGCGCTTAAATTGTAGTTACCTACTAGCTCGTTAAGGTCGTTCGGGTTCGCTGCCCTTAAGTACGTCAAGCCCTGAGCCTCTATTATGCTTTTTAGGGTTGTTGCGATGATGTTCATATTTAGTAAGTATTATAAAGAATATTGCTGTAAAGATACAGAAAAAAAAGCCGAATATAAATGCGACTAGACCAACAATTATAGAAATACTCATGTTTTTCTTTGGATTTCTTGAGTTTTAGAGTTAACGTAACCCGATTCTCGATTCAACAAAATTAAATTATTAACAAAAATGACCTCCATTTCCCATATATCATCGTGCGTATATTGTGGATAAGTTTTGCAAAGCTGATCTATTAGCACAAAGTCGCCCCATTTTTCCAATCGCTTTGATCCCGCCATCTCAAAAAAGCTATTCATTTTTGTCTGTTCTGCGGTCATTGGGATTGCTGCCAATCTATTAGATAGGTCCTCTTCAATGCGTTTAAGCTCCTCAAAAAAAAAACGCACCAAGGCCAGGCTAGCACAATAGGCAGCGATTCAATGGCTTTTTTTATCGGTTCTAACTTATGGCCGTCAAACTTTCCGTCTATTAAGGGTTGCGCATAGATCGCCAGAGCGTCGGCCACTATCTCGCGCATATCATCTTTTTCCTGTGTTAGCTTTTTAAGCATAAATTTTTGACCATAGCGCTCAAAGTTTAGATCCTTTGGGAATTTGATTTGATGACCTAATATAGATAGATCCTTTCGGGGCCTGTGGTCTAGCTCATTCATGCCGTTTAAAATTAGCTTTTCGTATATATGCTCAATTATAGGGCTTAAATCTGCCCTTGTATTTTCTAAATGAGAGAGGTCTATATTTGAGAATATACTTAGTAGCTCAATAGGCTCGCTGTTTGGTCTCATTGCGGCCCATTGTTTGACCGTTATCTCCTCCCATGAATCAGGTATCTGGCCCCCGATAATATCATCATCGTGATAAATTTTGAATCGTTTCATCGTATCGTAATTGCCCCCCTTAAAGCATAGCTTAGCGCGTATCTAACAGCGTCTACAGAATGATTATTTAAATCTAGCGGCTCATCTGTGGGATCATTATCATCGTTTAATTTATACTTATATTCCCTAAATTCCTTGATGGTTTCTAAGGCCTCCTCATGAATAAATATCTGGTGCGTTCTAATAAATCCGAGGCCCTGTCTTATTGAGTCTTTGCCCTTTTTAGCGGGCTTTATTCTTATGCCTCTATTTCTCAGTTCCTTAATGGTTCGCGGTTCATTGTCAGCATAGACCTTATGCACTCCTAAAGCGTGCAACTCCTCGGCTATGTCTTTTAAAAGCATTTTAGTTCTAAAAAATATTTGTTCGATATAGATGGCTTGGTCTACCTTGGTAACTTTCACGCATACCGTAGGGTCATTATAGCCAAAATCAATGCCAAAAAATACCTTACCTTCTGGTACATATTGGCAAATGTTTATTTTCTCAAAAACTAGGTTTCTAGATTTGACCCATTGCCCTTGAGAATATACATTATATAAGTCTATATCTGTCTTGGCTAAGCCCTCAATCTCCTTGACCATTTCTGTAGGTATATAAGGATTATCTTTGTAGGTGCTTACATCTAGTTTGACGTCTTGATCTGGCCAATGTTGGCGGTCATCCTCTATGTATGTCTTGCACCAATTCTCTATCCCCGCGGGATTATAATCCAAGATACAGAACCTCTCGCATCTGATTATTAATTGGTTGAATGCCTCAAAAGGTATTGTATTTGCCTCATTCAAATAGAAAAATGTGTTCTGTCTACCTCTCAGCTTTGCAGAATTTAGGTCGTCCGTACTAAAAAACTGCACAATTCTGTTTTCAAACTCTAACTCTAACAACGTTTTTCGATGATCGACGTAATAATAAATATCCATATCCTGTAATAGAGAAATGAACTCTTTATATGATGAGGCCCTAAGGGCGGGTAGCGTTTCCCTTATAACTGAGAATGTACCTTTGGGGACGTATTCATCTCCGAAATATCCAGAGGCTAACCAGATAGCAATACCTTGCAAAATGCTGTGAGTCTTGCTTGATCTTGCGCCACCCCTAAACGCGTTAATCCTCTTTTGGCTTGTCCACAGGCTTTGGAATACTCGCGTGTGCCTCAGTCTTATAGTCCTCATATTCTATTATAATTTTTGCGTCGTTTTCTGGTACTAAAAATGGGATTCGTTGTATCTTGGCTTTCTTAAATTCAAGCAAATTAGCCCAGAATAGTAGCCTATCCTTAGGGGTCAACTGCTCTATGTCATCCTCTACCCTAGCCTCTAGGAGTTGTAGTGCTTCTTCTACGTTCATAGTATTTTAATCGTTTTAGAAATGTTATATAGTTCTCTTTTTTTATCCTCTTTTCTAGTAGCTCCTTGCGTGCTAGTTCGTAGGTTTCAAAAGGATTAATCGCGGGTTTGTAATAGTAAAAGTCTTTCAAAATCTTGCTGTCTAAGTACACAAATTGTGCCCTTTCTGTTTCTTTTATGATATACTACAGGCACTTTGTCTGTAGGCATTCGAGCTAGTATATCATGTAAACTAGGCTTTAATTTCTCAACCGCCTTGCATTGTATATGAAAGTTTAAATCTGTCGAAATAATATCAACGCCTAAATCATCCATTCTCTTGCTCTCTGATCTGCTAGTCACAGCGTCATAGCCTAGCTCCTTTAGCCTGTTAACTATCTGTAGCTCATAGGCGTGACCCTTTGCTCTGCTATTAATCATTTCTGAGTAGTTACCTTTGCAAGGGCCTCCCTAAGTGTCAAAGTTGACCTATCCCCAGAAGACCCCTTTAAGTCGAGATGCGCATTTTCGCGCTCCCTTGCTATTTTATCTAGCTTATCCATTATGCTTTCGCGTATCTGGTTCGGTGTTATCCTCCCAAATACCTTGACTTTGCCTGTTTTAAAGTCGTTTATCACGTCTATAAAAACTGAGAGCGGTTCGTATTTAAACTCCCTATAAAAGGCATCCATCATCTGCGTGAGCGCTTGAGGATCGACGTCAGCATATAGATTACAAACCCCATACATAGCAGCGCTAACAGCCGTTTGAACTCTCTCCACCTGTTCACACTCATTGAGAATAGTGGTTAATGATGTGTTCAAAGGCAGCCCGATGTCTTGATTTTCTTGTCTGGATAATTTCATCGTAGTATGATTCGTTAAATAGATAGGTAAATGGATTTTTGCGGTATCGTTTATCTGGTGTAGACTCCACGTAATTGACCACATGGAGTATGCACTCTTGGCGCGTCATTGGGTCGAGCTTTTGCCATGCTTTTAGGCATTTCTTGCGTTCGATTTTCTTATCATATAGTTCCCAAAACTCCTCGAATGTTGGTCCTATGTCAGGTTCTCCGTTTTGCGTACTCATGATTCAAATGGGTCTTCTCCTGTGATCAATTTATCGAGCTTGATATTCATCAATTCAAACTCAAATTTTGCGGCCTCTGGCAGCTCCTTTTTTGGCTTTGGGCTTACGGTGTACTTGGTCTCTAGTGCGTCCCCTGTGCGCGTTATTTTAAGGTCATACTCGCGAGGGTCGCCCCAATCTGCATCATTAATTAAGTTCATTATTGCCTCTTGTATGGTCCTCTGGTTTATCTGCCATATCTGGACCGAGTTAGCCTCGTAATTCCAGACAGCGCACGCCCAAAAATGTTTCGCTTTCTGTGTGGCGTGTTCATCTTGTATATCTCTCATATTGGAAACCCTTACAGGTTTTTCGGTGCCGTGTATAGATTCCCACCATTCATAGCCCACTATGGGATCGCCTAAAAATCTAAGAACGGTTTCGCCCTTAAGGCATTTGGTATAGCCGCCAGAGCTTGGCTTTGGTGCTTCGTAATCAATCGGTAAAAATTGCATATTTATATCTTTTTAAAAGTTCTATAATTAATTTTTTTAAAGGTATTCCTTCCATAGCTGCTCTAGCTTTTAAAGTGCTGTGGACGTCTTCTGGTATTTCTATATTAATCCTCATGAAATTTTGGTTTTAAGTCTTCGTGTAACGCCTTGAAATATGCGTCGTTATCTTCCACCATATTAAAAACTTGGGTTTTTACTACTTTAAAACCCTCATCTTCACTTATTGGTAAAAGACTATCATAAGTCTCAATCTTACCAGATTTAAAGGCGTACTCTAAGAAATTTAATAATGATCTTTCGGAAATGTTATAAGTTTTCATAAGTCTTTTTCTGTTTGCTTGATACAAACATAAGTAGACTTACTTTAATAACCAAACTTATTGAAAAATATTTTAAACTTTAAAGAATGGAGCCGCTATTTTCTGGCCTGTGGTGGTCTTGGTTTGCCACTCTGGGTATGTGGTGGCCTTATCATTTAAAAACAAACCTACAGCCGCTTGGTAGTTAAGGGCGATTGAGTCGGATTGATTCTTTTTAGTTCTTACGGTTGATGTTCCTGAGGTCTCTGTATCTATTTGATTCAGACTGCCCACGCCATAGCGCCCTACATTTGTATTTTGTTGCAATATAAATTGACCATAACAGAAATAAATCGCTGCTATTTTAAGGCCGTTTTGTCTTACTATTACACCATTGCTATTAGTATAGTCTGATCCAAACCACAGGTCTGTAAAGCGCTGCGATGCGAATGTATTACTTAAGACCGTGTAATCGTTTAATAGTAATAGGTAAAGTTGATCGCCGAGGAAGGTTCTAACTGAGAGGCTTTGGGTTTCTCTTATATACGGCTCTATCTTCGCGTCTGTAATGTTAGCGCTAATCTCTCTCGCCTTTGCAATGTCGGCCTTTGTAAATAATAACTTATCTTGTAGTAACGCCATTTTCTGCCATTTGAGAAGATTCGAATTGATTAGGTATAATTTTTCCAAGGTCTAAGCCTAGCTTTTCCATCTGTCTCTCGATGTGGTTTCTAGTGTCCTTGGTTCGTAGGTTCATATAAACGTACTCATCCGCCAACTGAGTAGCGGTAAACACCGCCCCGTCTGGGAGCATTCCCATCAAGCCAGACGGCAAAGCAAAGTTTTGTAGTATTCTATTTTTTACGTTTAGAGTCGTATTAATAAAAAGGCTGTCGTTATTATTAGCCGGTACTTGCTCTATTAAATTTTGAGTGTTCTCGCTGTCTTCGTCTACCCCTATCACTAACACACTATTGGCATGGCTTGCCCCGCGGAATTCATTTAAACGCTTTCTGATTGCCTCCTCTTGTTCTTCGCTGTCGCCCGCGCTTGGATACTTAAAGATTGACATAGACAAAAAGCCATTCGTAATATTTCCAAGTTCAAACTTTTGCAATTCGTTATCGCTTTGCGCTGTTTCAATAATTGGATCAATGGAGCTAAGCGCGTATTCGTTTTTTTTAGGTGTGGAATATAAAACCATTCCCCTATTGGATGTTAGCGCCTCACGGCCGTTGTCTGCATCGTTAAATAAAAGATATCTAACAGCGTTTAACTTATCACTTGGTAAGGCTTGTTCATTGCTAGACTCCCAATTATTAGAAACGCGTACATCTCTAATGCGTCCTTTCTGATCAGGTAAGCCAAGGCGTACAAATTCAAAGGGTATATGCTCAACGGTTTTAACTGATCCAAGGCCGCTGCTATTTAAGTGTAAAGCATAGCCGTTATATAATGCCTGGTCATTAGAGATTGACCAGAGAATATCGTTAGCCGTCTCGCCGCGATCATTAACTTCGATATCGCCATTCTCAAAGCCGTCGCCTCTAATAAAAGACGCCATTAAATTGACGGCGCTTTTTGTTATTGGGCTTAAATTAAAAATAGATTCGATGAATTGAGGATACAAATTGTCGACGCCGTACATGATAATATTATCAACAGTATCGCGTGGCGTAGCGATGCGCTGAAATGTAGGCTTAGCGCCGAATGATCCTAAAAACTCCATCTATTTTTTTACCTTTTTCTTTTTGTAAGTCTTTTTAGCCGTTGGCTTTGCCTCTATTTCCTTCTTCACCCCGAGACGCTTGGCCTCGAGGTTTTGAAGAAAAACAGATTTATACTTACTCTGTCTTAGATTTCCCATATTATGATTTTAATGCAACTAATGCCGCTAATGTAGTGGCGTAATCAGTGGACCAGAATACCGATGGCAATTGGCTTTCAATGCCGCCCGCGTCTGGTGTTGCTAGCTGTATTCTGTATGCTCCGCCTGTCTCATTGTCGGCGGGTATACGAATATTAGTAACAATCTCAAGACCCGCGTTAATTCCAAGTATCTCAAATGCACCGTTTCCGAGGCTTGAGTCATTTGGTCCATACGCAATAGCTACTTGAGGTTGGAAAGCCATAGCCTCCAAGTTCCTACGCTGTGAGGCTGAAACATCCATAACGCTAAAATCTACTGTATGCTTATACCCTACAGAATAGGGCTTTGGCATATACTCAGACTGAGTACTAATGGACTGCTTTAGTCCTTCGAACTCAAAAAACGTCTTAGTGGCTTTCATTGTGATGGCTGTAACCATATTGGTTTCAGTTCCATCAAACGTGAAGGATGCTACATCCTCCAAGTTCGCGAGAAATAACCGTTGCTCAATTCCGACCGCTAATGGGTCAGAACATGAGACGGTTGCTCCGCTAAAAATTCCCGCGCAACTCATTACTGCTTGCCGTAAACGATTTGCTCTCCGCGAACGTAGTTAACGCCGAATTTTATCAAAGCCTTTATAAAAAAGTCCTCTGAGTTGGCAGCTAATCTATCAACTACAATGCCCCTATCTTGATCCATCCAAGTAGCAGCTTGAAATTGACTATCTCGGCCGTTATTAAATACTCCAAGTACTACCTTGTTCTCAGGAATACCACAAGATACAACAGGAATGCCCGCAATCTGTGGAACTCCACCATCCATGATATTAATACCTTTCGTGATGGTGGCATCTCTATAGGCTTCAAATAATTTTTGCTTATCCTTGTGAGATACAACAAATTTAATACTTAAGTTTTCAAGAACTGCACTGGGACAGGCGGCAATCATAGCCTCTAATTTATCAATAATATTAGCAGCGGTTAAAGCAGCGCCAAAGGTTACATTATTGAGATTTGTATCGCTGTCCGCGTCAAGTAATTTAATTAGACCGTCAAATCTAGAGAGCCAAGCGTTGCCGCTTGTGGTGTCACCATTCCAGATTAGATTTTCTAGTCCGTCAGCAATATCATTAGATGCTAGTTCATCAATAGCGGTTTGAGTAACGGCTGCAAGGCGTGCATCTACTTGGCGTCCTGTGCTGTACTGCCATTCGTATTCGTTTTCGAAATCCCTCAAAGGGTTAAACGTCCTGTAATACATAATATTTCCTGTGGTGATTAATCTGTTAGTAATAGAGTAATCTCCTACACCTGTGGTAGGTGTTGAAACAGGGGCATGCAAGCTATTAGCGCTTGAGTCCATTCTCAATAGTTCGACCTTATCCATGTAGGAAGGTCTTACATTCATCAAGCCCCTGTCTATTGTGGTTGCACCCAATACAACAGGCAAATGATAATTAGGAATAGGTATGATCCCATTCGCATTCTGGGTAATTGGTGTTATATCGCTCATGATATTTTGCTATTTTTGATTTTTGCTTTCGCGTTATAAAATGCCTGTAAGCCATTCATTGGCTGAGTAGGCTGTGAAATTGATTTTTTTAGTGGAGCGCTTCCCTCGCTAACTACCTTGTCAAGTATTTGCGCGGTCACTTCTCCGACCTTTGCTTCTACTACCTCCTCAGTTCCCGCCATAAGTTCAGCTACTACAGCCTCAACAATAGCAGTAATTTCGGCGACTTGTGCCTCATCGAATGCTGCAACGATGTCCCCTTCTTCTACCTCAGCGCTTACGCTCGGTTCTTGTGCCTCTGTGACTGACGCTTCTTGCGTCGCCATGTTGGCTCTAATTCTTTCTAGTAAATTCATGTCTATATTTTTAAAGTATGCCATGGCTTTTAATGGCGTGTAAATTTCTTTTGCAAAGCCTAATTGTACAGCCTCATCAGCTGTAAAAATACTCTCGGCGTTCATCAATTCCTTGATTTCATCGAGTTTTAAATTGGTCTTTTTCTCATAAACTGACGCGACAATATCGCTGAACTTTTCGAGGCTGCTAGCCACTTGTCTAAGATCGTGATGATTCCCTTGAGTCTGGTTTATTAGAGCATTATGAATGGCGAAAGTACCTGTCTCACTTATTTGCGGCCTCTCATCTCCAACTAGCGCAATGACTGAAGCTATTGACCCCGCCAATCCATCGACATAGACTGTTACCTCACGCCTCTGGAGCATATTGTAGATAGAGAGACCCGCAAATACGTCTCCACCTTGGGAGTCGATGTGCAAATCTATAGGCCCTTTTGTTTTTTCAAGCTGTGCGCGAACGCTGTTCGCTAATTCTTGAGTGATTTCACCGTTAATATATAAGACCATACGCAATTTTAATGAAAAATATTTATATTTGAACAAAAAAAGATGATTTTAAAAACAATTATTTCAACCGTCGCCGATTTAACGCCTGTTATAGGCTCTCTACGCGACAATCTTACCTCTAAGGATGGGGGGGTAGGTAGGCTAGTGACGCCGCGTTTTATAAAATCTTGTGTTAGGTTAATTTTAGCCTTGGCCGCCTGTTGGATGCTAGCCAAAGGGACAATTAGCGTTGATGAATTTCAAGAACTTACAAAGTAAAAACATGGAAGAATGGTTAACCGAGCATTGGGCCACATTGCTCGCGGCCTTGGGTCTGGGTGGTGGTGGTTCCGTTGTGGGTCATAAAATGGTCGACAAAATACAGAACAAAAAGATCGAAAAATTGGAGGCTAAAGTCAACGAAATTGATAGCTCTTTTAAGGTCAATGACGGCGTAGACAAGCAATTCCGTAAAGAGGTCGACACAAGACTCGGTAATATTGAGACGTCATTGAGTACGCTAACCAATCACCTACTAAACAAAAAAAAATGAGTCGCTTAGATATGCACCTTACCTTATACCGCTTTTCTGAGTCGCCAGATTCGACTATCGGCCTCCTCTATGAAGGTAAATATTTTAATTGTTTCACGTTAGAGGACCAATACCAAAAAGTAAAGGTCGAAGGTGAGACGCGTATTCCCGAGGGACTATATAAGGTTAAACAAAGGCGTGTTTTGAGCGGACTTACTAAGAAATACCGCGCTAAGTATCCGTGGTTTGATTGGCATTTTGAATTACAAGACGTGCCAAACTTTAAATATGTTTATATCCATATCGGAAACGATGATGACCACACAAATGGCTGCCTAATCGTGGGAAATCGTCTGAAAAGTAATAAAGTCGACGACGTAAACAACCTCGGAGC